ATCTAACTTAGCTTGTATCTCTTCATCTTCAGCAAATACGGAATAAAATAAAATAGCCAGTGGAGATGTCAATACTAAAAGTACAAATTCGTCCTTCCAGTCGCCTTTTTGATTTTGAGCAATTTGTCCACTGTACTCAATTTCTCCACGTTTCATCTTTTCAGCATGCACAATTCTTGCTTCTGACATTATAATTTCAGATTTCTTCTTATTCTTATAAATCTCAGCGCCAGTTTTTAATGCTGTACCTATTAAACTCCACGGGAACATAAAATTAATATGCTTTTGATTTTCTTTTCTTCTCTGCTAATACTGCACCTTGACCTTTAACTTCCATTTCAGGTCCACCAGTAGCAATATAGTTATAAGCTTTGTCAGCAGAAGTTTTTGATCTTGGATCTATCTCAATTTCTTGCTCACCAACTTTTACATCTTTAATATTATCTAGTTTTGTCATTTTAACTCCTTGGTTTTGATTTTCCAGCCTCAGATAAAGCAATTGCAATCGCTTGTTTACGCGATTTTACTTTTTTCTTTGACTTGCCTATAGGTAATTCACCTCTTTTGAATTCCCTCATCACCTTTTTAATCTTTTTTTCGGGTTTTGTCATGTTTTTTCTCATTTTAGTCATTTCCTCCTCTCATAATTCTAATATTTGGCATCATACTATCTTGATTTTTCATCATTGAGTCTGTGCTAGGTAAGGTTTTACTTAAAATTGTTTTTTCAATTGAAGTATTAGCTCTTAATTTTGCTAATTCTTCGTTCTGTTCAAGTTTTTCGTCTTGATTTGCTTGGTTCATCATAGTTTTCATCTTATCAAGATTAATTCTCTCATCAGATTCTTGTTTTTTACGTTCATTTTCCATTGCTCTCAAGTCTAATTCTCTTGCTCTTAACTTAGCAATTGGATCATTGTCAAATTGTGAAGTAATTTTTTTCTCTTCGTTCATAAATTCTTCCATCATCTCAGCAATCAACACTGCTTTTCTAGATTCAATTTTTTCAGTTAGCATTTTTACTTGCATTTGTATCTGTTGACCCATTTGTGGATTCTGTTGCATCATCATTTGCATTTGTTGTAACTGAACTAACTCATCTCTAAACTCTACTTCAACTTGTTCCTGAGCCATTAGACTAATATGCTCAAAACAATTTTTTTCTAATGAAGCCATAATCATTGGATTGTTTCTAGCAATGTTAGTTGCCATGAAATTTAAATGAGCAGTAATGTGTGCTCTATGATCTTGACCGGGAAATGCTTGGAATGGTCTACCACCTAATGCATCAATATGTTCTAACGCCGGATCTTTTGGCATAGGCTGCATAGGTTTAATTAAAACTTGATCAATATTTTTTACACCTAATGCTTCATACATATTTCTATATGCTGCATACATATTATGCATCTGAGGATTTGAGGTTGCCAGCTGCAATTCCGTTTGCGCAAGTGAGATACGCTGTGTTTGTGAAAAAATGTTAGGGTCAGCAACTGGCAATATATCTACTCTATCATCAAAGTCAGATTGTTTAATCATTCTTTGACCCCCAACGACATCATACGGATACTCTTGTGGTAGATATAACTTGAATACTCTAGCTAAAATTCTAAATTCATTTTTAAGAGCTGAGTAAATTCTTTTATGAATAGCGGACATAGTTCTACTACCTCTTTCAAGAAGAGCTACAGTAGTTCCTACCGCTGCTTGTTGGTTGCCATCACCAACTTGTAAATCTGCAATCGATGCAAATCTTTGACCTGCTTGAACAACAATACCCATTAATGAAAGTAATGTTTGACTAGGTTCTTTAAACGGAAGCATCATAAATGAATCTCTTAAATTTCCACCAGGTGCATCTACATCTCTAAACTCTCCCGGTTGAATCGATTGTGCATCATCTCTAATTCTAATACCACGCATTTTAAATCCTGCAGGTAAGTTAGATAAAGTTCCTGCATCGAGTAATTGTCTTAATGCAGTAGTTGCTGTTCTTGATAATCCACCAATCATATGGATTAATCCAAAACCATAAAAACCTAAACCAGGTAAGAATTTGAAATGTACAAAGTATTGAATTTTATTTTTATTAGGATCACCAACTTCATAATTTCTTTTAATAGAAAGAATTTCTCTTGATCCTTCTTCTAATGTTACAATATATGGAATCTTAATTCCTGACGGCTCACCAGTCTGTGGATTAACATGTTCAAATCCTTCTAAATCTAAATCCACATGACATTCTAATAAAGTAAATACATCTTCGTCTTTTCCAGACTTAGTTATTCCTTCAAGTTCTCTTTCTTTTTTCTCAACATCAGTTTCTTTATCTTGAGGTTTTCCTAATTCAACATCTCGATAGAATCCACTAACTTGTTGTTTTCGTAAATCGTTTTCAGAAATTTTTACACGATGAATAATTGCTTCCGCATCATCTAATGAGGTAGCTGTGTACGGAACAATTAAATCATCTGCAGGTACAAATTTTGAAACAGCCCTTTGCTCCATTTCATCATAGTATACCTTCTTAAAAGCAGAACCCGCTAAAGGTAGATTGAACAACATTTGATCAAACTCCGGTTCATACTCTTTCATTTTTTCCATGATCTCGTAGTTCATGAAATCTTTAACTCTATTTGCTTGGTCTGTTTTTTCTGGAGTAGGTACTCCTAAAATTTGTGTTCTTACCGGTCCATCTGCAGGAAGTAATTCTTTATAAGCAAGAGCTTGAAACTGTGTAACTGCTTCAGCTAAAACTGGATGAGTTGCACCACTTGCTCCACTAAAAGGTTCTGTTCTATTATCATATTTAAATCCTAATAAATCTAAACCTTGTGTATAAGTTTTCTCCCAATCTTTTCTGGAAGAATTGTAATCCATGTATCTTGAGTTTAAGTCTGATGCGAGTCTACCTAATACATCATCAGGTAAAAATTCTGCAAGGTTTGCATAATGCTCATCACCACCTTCTGGAGATGCAGCTGCAGGATCTAAATTAATATCAACTGAACCGTCTTCATTTTCAGTGACTTCTACATCTTCTGGTGATTCCTGTTCTCTTGAAACTTCTTCAACTAAAGTTTCTTGAATCTCTTCTTCGCCAGGTACATTAAATTCTTTTCGCGGCTCGTTTGGGAGCGCTTTGTCTATGTTGTCTTCTGCCATTTATTTTCTCCGTAAGTTTTATATCTTTAACAGTATTATAGGAAATATTCAAGCCCTGACTCTGGGGCCCTGATTCCGGAGGCACGGTTGTCGTTAGCCTTTTAGTCATTTAATTTTCTTCTCTTTTCTGCTTCTCTAATTCTATTAATATATTCAGTTAAAGATTCACCAGGCATTACATCAATACCTTTTTCATATGCATCCAATAAGTCTCCATAATCTTCTGAACCATTAGAATAACCGATTCTACCACCTTGTGCCATTTTAGGAAAATACTGTTGTGCAAATTCATTTATGCTCATGCCTGTTTTCTTCTCGCCTCCGGCTTCAATGAATTTACGTGTAACCATAGACCAGTAATCTGGTTTAGAACCTCCAGAGAATTTTTCTCTATACTCATCGATCTTCTTAGTAGCCATGATTCCGGCGTCACCGAATAAAGGTCTAACAATACTCATATATTCTTTTTCAGAAATCTCTCCATTGTCATATGCTTTTCTAGAATACTGACCAACTAGATCAATATAAGTTTTTGGAGAAAATGTTTTTGCAGCTTGTGGGGTATTTAAAACGTCTAAAATTTTAGAATAGTTTTTTGGCTTAGGTTTTGGAGTCATTACAGAACTCCTGCGATGCCGCCTTTTGCTCTTTTTGCTTTATCCTCTTCTGCTTTTTTAAGCATCTTTTTAAGTTGCTCTACAGTCAAGTTTCTTTGAGATGGTGGATAATTTTGTGGATTATATTTTCTATCTAATTGTTCTGCTTTAGCAGCATAATATTCTTCTTCACCTTTTTTATCTACAACGTCCATGACACTACCTGCATCTTTGTATTGCATTCTGCCACCGTACATAGCCATTTGTCTATCTTGTTCCATTTTCATTTTCTTTTTAGAAAGATAATCATTGATGTATTCATCAACTGTTACATCTGGACCTATTAAACCTTTTTCTTTTAAATCGTTAAATTCTCTAATGACAGACATTAGTTCTAAATCAAATTCTTCTGGACCTGTTTCAGATGCTAACTTAATAGATGGCGCACCTCTATTTAATGATTTAATTCCACCCATATCATCATATTCTTCAGTATCAGGTAAATCTAAATCTTCTTCAATCTCACCAGCTTCAATAGCTCTGAGCATATCTTTTAATTTTATCTCTTCTTCTCTTGCCATAATGTCTAATAATACACTTTTGGAGTCCTTTGTAAAGGCTCATCTTGATAATCTTCAGGATGATTAATTAAGCCACCTTGTCTAAATCTCATTACTGCTTGAGTCATAGAATCCACTAAATCATCGTGATCTCCATAAGGAAATGCAGCACATTCTTCAATTACTTCTTGAGCAAATTCCATATCAGTTGGTGCATATATTTTACCTGATTCAAATAATGGAGATACTGAATTAACTCTAGTGTGTTTATCATTACCACGTGATGGTGTAAAATTTAATACTGGGATTCCCATTTTTCTTAATTCATAAGTTAATGGAAGTCCTGAAGCTTTTGATTCTACAATCACTGTTTCCGGTTGCCAGTAGCCGTACTGTTCTAATGCAATACGACGTAACTCAGGAAACTCATATCTGCCTTTGATCATATCTACTAATAGTAATGCTTTTCCAGAATCTTCTGATGGCGTAAATACTCCCCAGGTAGTAATAGCAGAATAGTCGGCTGTTTCTTTTTTCATGAATGCGGTATCATATGATTGTATGACATGTTCTAGTGGAGGTAAATCACCTTCCCAATTTTGCCACCACTCCCTTTTGATTAATGCTCCTTCTTCGCCGGTTGGATTCTGCATGTACTGTGCATTCCATTTTGAAAGTGGTATTGATGCACGTACCGCTTCTAAATCCTTCAGGTTCCAGTATTCAGGCCACAGGGGTTTGCCATCAGGCATGATTGCAGGAAACTCAATTACTTCCCATTGATCTGCTTTAGGTTCTTTTTGTGCTTTGATTAATCTACCTGCTAAATCTTTTTCATTCCATCTTGTCATAACGATGACAATTGTTCCACCAGGTTGAAGACGTTGTCTAGGTCCTGATGTGTACCATTCATACGTTCGATCAAGAGCTTGTGCATTCATTGCATCTTGTTCAGTGTGTGGGTCATCAATAATTAATAAGTCCGCACCTCTTCCTGTAATTGCAGAACCAACACCGGCAGCATAATATTCTCCACCTTGTTGTGTTTCCCATTTACCAGCAGCTTGTGAATCTTCTTTGAGTCTTGTTTGAAATACTTCTTTGTATTCTGGTGAATCCATAAGTTGTTTTGCTTTACGTCCAAACCTTACAGATAATTCTGTGGTGTTAGTAGATTGAATAATTTTTAATTTAGGATTTCTTCCAACCATCCATGCAGGAAGTAAGTAAGATGCAAATTCAGATTTAGTATGTCTAGGTGCCATATTGATAATAACACGTTTAACTTTTCCATTTGCAATATCATTAAATTTTTTAGCAACTTTTTTATGATGTTCACCTTCTACAAAATCAGGCCAAACATGTTTTACAAATGCCATGAAGTCATTTCTAATCTCATGTTCTTTTTTCTTATCTTTCCATTTTGCCATGTAAAGAGCTAATTCTCTTTTTACATCAGGTGGCAACTTTTCAAATTTTTTTAATTTTTCTATATCCATAAAGTGCATTCGAAAAAAATTTTTGCAAAATTTTTTCAGATATGTTTTGAAAAGCCAAAAAGTATTTTGGCCTTACTTATTTATAAAACTCTATAATATATACAATATATAGAGACTCCTTTTTATTACAAGCAGATTTAACACACAAAAAAGTTCAAGTTTCCAAACCAGTTTGGTACCTCTATCGAGACGAGCGAGCGAAGCGAGCGAGTCGAGACGCGAAGCGTCAGGCAGAAGCGGGGGGGGGGGGGGGGGGGGGGGGGGGGGGAGAGTGCCGCCGCGGGGGCCCGCCAGAAAAAGACGGAGAAGAAAAAAAAAAAAAAAACAAAGTAGCTCAACACTCGTACTAG